CCTCTTGTGCGAAGTCCGTCCGCAGCTGCGCCTCAACGCCCTTGCGAATACCTGGATCCTTGATGCGATCCTCTGCGATCCCTAGGGCGCCACGCAGGTCTTCTGGTCTGTTTGTCTCGTCGTTCAGTTGCCATTCAGTAGTCAGTCCAACGCGACCATGACGCCTGATGTTCTTGGCATATTCAAAGATCAAATAGCGGTCGCGGTTGGCATCGACAGTTTGTATGAGTGCTTCGCCTTCTTTCAGCGTCAAATTGCCGGCCTTGCGCTGGGCATTGACCCAGTCATAAGCCTCCTCGTACTCGTTGTCTAGCATCAGGCGGTTCACCACGCCTGCCGCGAGCTGCGTTTCAACCTTCTGCGTCAGTGCCTTGAACTGCGCTGATTCTCGCGGAATGCCCTGCGCCAATGCAGCCTGCTGAAGTTCATTGATGGCCACGCCACGATAGACCTCGTAATTGCCCACGCTGCTGGCGCGATTCTTGTAGTCATCAATTGCAAGCGCGATGTATTGTTCTGCTCGTACATTCGATTCGTTCGCGTAGAAGACTTTGACTTCCCTATCGCGGTGGTCCAGCGCCTGCGATTGGAACGACATCATGTTGCGGGCGAGCGGCGTCTTGAACATCGCCTTCTGCGTGTCATTCTGAAGGCTGTCAAGTGCGCTCTGACCAGCCTGCGACAATGCATCTCTCGTGGACGCATATGCTGTTTCGGCATCCTTGCCAGACATGCGCAGGTAGCCCTGCTGACCACGAAGTATCGCGTTGGCCTGCTGGAGGAACGCGATATCAGCAGCCTTCGTTTGCGCCTCGTCGATGCCATCCTGAATCGCACTACCAAGCCGAAACACTTGGTTGCCAGCAGCTGTCATGGCACCACCTAATCGCACCTGCTGCGCGGCGGCAAGGTTCTCTGCCACGGCTACCTGCGGAGCCTGGAACTGGCCGATGTCGCCACCGCCCTGCGGCGCGACCTGCGGCACAAACGATGTCGGTACGGTCGGCATGTTTAAGTCCTCTGCGTCGAAACGCCCTGCAACAGTTCTTCGATGCGTCGGTTCCGCGCCCATGTCCCACCAATATCCGCTGCGCTCCCAAGCAGGCTAGTCCCGAGCGAAAGCCCTGGATAGATCGTGCTTGCCGTAGCTTGCAGGTTCTGGGCCGAAATATCTGCCATCGTTGCGCCGACACCAATGTTGAACGCCTGCAACTTGGCAGCCTCCGCCGCCCGCACATTTGCTGCGCTCATGGTGAGCTTGTCAATCTCCGTGACGAGATCCATGCTGCCGAGCACCTCGGCAGGCGCACCCTCGCTCAACACTCCGCCTCGAGCAGCTAGCGCAGCCTTGGCCGATGCACGAGCCTGACCAGCCTGCATTGTGTAGCGACCTATGCGCTGCTGACCCTCGCGCATGATGCCGCCGGCAGCAAATTGCGCCATGCCCTGATTGATTCGAGCCATCTCCGCTGCAAACGCCTGATTCTGCGCCTGCATTTTGAGTTGGTTCTGTTGGCTCTGCGCGGCGTAATACGAGCCGATGGCGCTGTTGGCAGCGCCAAGAATCGCCAGGATTGGTCCTGCGACTGAAAAAGCTTCAGCGAATTGCGATCCAAATGAGCTCGAAGCCCCCGAAGCCTGTGCTGGTGGCAAAGTAGTGCTAAACCCCGCGGGGCCACCAAACAAAGCAATCTGATCCGCTGCAAATGATGTAGGCAGTAGGGTCATATCAACCTCCGATCACGACCTCGAGCGTCAGCCCAACAACGCTCAACGGCAATGGATCCACTTGACGAATGAATACCTGTCCACTGTTGACCCACTTCGGCATGAGTTTTACATCCACTTCATCGCTCTTCAGCGCCGGCGGGCTCCCATACGGTTCCGTGCTGCGCTGCTTGGCTTCCACCAGGTTGTCAGCGTCTGGGCCTACAAAGATGCCGCTTGACTGGAACACGCGCAGCGTGGCCTTGTTGAGGTTCTTGCGACGGCCCTGACCAGCTCCGTCGATGTTGATGGTGATGGGCAATGTTTGCAGGTCGCTCTCGTATGGCAACCCGACATGAATGATCACCGCAGGACGGTCGATTGTCACCGCACCCGCAGTCACCGTTTTCTGCGGCTGCACCGCACCGTCAGCTAGGATGTTCACGACCTTGCCCTCGATGTGCGACAGGCCGCTCAGGCTATTACGTGCAAACGCCCATACCGCCGTCGCTACGCCCCGTAGAGCCACCGCAAGCACCTTGTCCACCCTAGCGGTCGCCACCGTGCTGCTGGTCGTAGAGAGGATCGTGAGCCGATACTGCGTGCCATCCGTGTCAGTCAGCACGATGGCGTCACCCACGTCACTTGTGCCAGGGAACACAAAGATGCCGCTGGATGCCGTCACCGTCAGCGTGTCAGCTGGACCCCACGTTGAACCGCCAGTCACCGTGACCGTCGTGGCTGTCGTGTTCGTGCCGTCATACGACAGTCCGCAGTCCACGAAGAAGCAGTCCTCGAGATCCGTAATCTGCCGCGTTTCAAACCGCTCCACATACCGCTTCGTCACCGAATTGATTGTGCGCTTGACGATGACGTAGAGCGCGTCCTCGCTGCCTTCGGCGATGGCGGTGCATGATTCATAGGCGCCGTCTGTGTCGTGCCGATGCCACGCTGCAACCTGCTGTTCAGGCACATACGTCAGGCCAAGCATGTCGCCGTTTGAAGACACGAACCACAACAGCGGCTGCGGCGACTTGCTGTAGCACATGTCCGAAATGTCCAGGTTGTCGAACAGGTGCGCCGAGCGCAGCGACAGGTCGCCAGTCACGAATCCGCTCGCCTGCCAGGAATAGCCGAGTTCTCGCACGTGACCACCGCGTGCCGCACAGTAGATCACCGTGTTGTTCACGATGGACGGCTGCACGTTGTTCGCGCCGACATACGACTGCGGGCGTACCGAGATCGTGGTCGGCGTAATCACGTCGCTGTTGACGGGACTGATGCGCCACTCCGCCGCGCTCGTCAGCGCGAGCAACTGCGTCAGCGGGACAATGTGCCTGATCGTGTTCGCCTCTCGAGCAGCCACGCGGAACTTGATGCGATCCGTGTCCTCCGTAGGGCGCGAATACGACATGTCGGATTCCGTGCCGCTGCGGGTCATCAACATCGTCTGTGGGTCATTGTTCGTGCCAGCAAAGATCCTGCGCTGCTCAAAGTACGACACCGCGCCTGGATAGTTGTTGGCAGAGTTGAACACGCTGTCATAGATCGGCGGCGTGATTGACAGGTCGGGCGCGATGTTGTCATCAATGATGGACGTGCTCGTTGTTTGACCAATGAACCCGTACAGACCACCCTGGAGCTTGTAGACGTTGTAGCGGGACGCGCCTGCCACCGCGTTCCACGACACCGTGATGAACACGCCAGACGTTCCAAAGTCGCTGTCTACGGTCGCAGAGGAACTCTGGACCGATTCCGAGATGTCATCAGATGCAACGGCCGTCACTACGTATGTGTATTGATATCCCGTAGCAGAGGTGGATTCTGTCAGCGTCAAGTTTGTCGGCGCCGACAACGGAGCCGCAAAGTCAATTGTGGACAGAACCCACGTCGTTGCGCCAAGTCGCCGCAGTTCGCGTGGCGCATGGTTTGGATGCACCAGCGTCAGAACGTCCGCGCTCTGGACGTAGTGAATGTCGAATAGGTCTGCCTCCGCATACGGATTCGGGATCTCGTACACGCCAGCAGGCAGCGGATACCAATACGTCGCGTTCGGCGGCGTCTTGTTGATCGCCGTGGCAATGCAGTAGTAATTCGTGCCGCTGTGCGAAACGAGCGCTCCGACCGTGTACGGGAATGATGCGGTATGCGTACCGCTGCCAGCCGTTGTCGTGACAACGGACACACCGCCCACTGCTGCCGAAATCTGAAATGCGTTTGCTGATACCGTGTTGACGTAGTAGACCGTATCGGCAGTCATGCCTGCCGGCAGGGTTCCTGTGGTCGTGAACCCAATCGCAGTCCCGTTCGCAAGACCGTGCGACGTCCAGTTGATGATCGCCGGCGTACTCGCGGTGTGGATGCCGCTGCCTGCCGTTGTGGTTGAAATCGCCGTACCGCCCACGCTAGCGGCAACGCGGAACGTGTCGGTCGCCGCGTCCACGATGTAGTACGAAGTACCTGTCGCGATGCCGAGAGGGAGCGCAACGGTCGTTGTGAACGACAGCTCCTGCCCATTCGACAAACCGTGTCCCGTCCACAACACCTGCGTGGCCGTCGATGCTGTGTGCGTACCAGACTGCGTTCCAGTCGTGGCGATCTGTGCGCCACCAGGCGTAGCGGCTACGTGGAAGTGATTTGTTGCGGCTCCTGCAACGTAATACGTCGTGCCGACAGACAGGCCCGTTGGCAATGCGCCCGTAGTCGTAAACGTGACAGCGGTGTCATTCGGCAAACCATGCCCAGTCCAGCTGATGACTGCTGGAGTCGCAATGGAGATCGTCACGGTATTTGACGCTGGCTGCTGAAATGTGACGGCCTGCTGCGTGGACTGAGTAACCGTCACCGTCGTGCCGCCAACCACATATGCCGACGGCGTCCCTGGCGCTAGCGTTGCACCCTGCGTGTGGAAGCGGAAATAGCCTGCACCCAGTTCAATCGCCATCGTCTGCGTGGTGCTGTACGTGAACGGGATCAGGCGCGTGCGCTTGGTGCTGTCCTTGACCTCGCGCACGAACTTCGTGCCTGGTCGGTTCTCCGCTGGCCCTTGCGGCACAGCAATGAAGTTCCGCATGGTCGCCGCGCCAGTTTGGTACTTCACGTCATCGACGCGACCAAACATCTCTGGCGACATCTCGCCGCCCGCAAACGAACGGAAATAGATGCGGGTACTGGCCACGGATTACCGCCCGCTTATCCAGGTCGTGATGTGTTCAGGCTTCACGTTGCGCTGGTTGGCATCAGACGCTCGAGCCTGTTGCAGGTACGCCATCATCATCTGGGCGCACCGCTTGCCCTCCGCAGCTCCCTCGGAGCCCTTGATGACTGGGCCGGCGAGCATCGCTGCGAGATGCCATGACAGCGCCATGACGAACAGCGGATCGAACTTCGTCGGGTCCGTCACAAGAGCCTGGTACCGCAGCAGCGCGTTCTCTTGGTTCGTGTAGATGACCTTGTTGCCGTTGGTATCAGTCTCGATCTGATACTCCTGCGGCACATAGGTTCCTGCGCTCGTAATCGGCATATTTATCCAGCCGACGCCACGCAGGTCAGCCGGGTACGCACGAACCGAGTAGTCGTTCTCGGCCTCTGGTGGCAATACCGACACGGTCACCATCATGTCGCCTGGGCAGGCGTATGCGTACTTCCACATCGTGTACGGCATCGTGACCGACGCTAGCGACACGCGGCGTGACGCGAAGTTCCACATATGCATTTGCAGCAGGCTGTCACGCGCAATCGGGTAGAACCGAGCGCAATGCTCTGCCTGCGCTGAACCTTCTGGCGGGTCGATGCTGGCTACGGTTGCCTCATCGCCAAGGTGCGCGAGCGCGAGGTTGCAGATTTCGACTTCCGATGCCATGCCTGCCTCCTAGTGATGGAGGAGAGTCGAGGTTGCCCTACGACTCTCCTCCTTTGATGCACTAGAACTTTATCTCATCACTCATCGCCAGAGCTTGCTGCCTCCTTGCGAGGACGCCCTGGACGGCGGCGAGGCGCAACGTCTGCCTCGACCGAATCCAAGTTCACGTCCGCAAGTCGCTGCTTGGTGCGCGGTTCGTCCGTGTACTCGAGCAGCTCATCGAGCCGCGGACCGTCATACTGGAACGTGGTTCCAGCATTGCGGTATCCGTTGTCGATAAAGCAGTCAACCTTGGCCTTGACGGTTGCCATGATGAACTCCTATCAGGCGACCGTGAAGCCAGACGGATAGAACTTCTTGCCGTCCTGGATGTTGTGCACCACGTCCGCAGTGACCGTGCCGGCGCTGTAGGTGCCGCTGACGGTGTACTGCGCTCCGAGGTATCGCTCGCCGAGGCTTGCGATCTGCGGAGGGATGGGAACGATGAACTGCGCGGCGGCAGTCAGGCTCGCCGTGAGGATTGCACCCGTGGCTGCAACTACGGTTGGGCTTGAAAGCGAATCGTTGTCATCGGTCACAATCTGGAACGTGATGCTGGTGCCGCCTGAGAAGGCAGTGCCAACGGTGAACACGAAGAACAGATCCGCACCCTCACCGATTTCACGAGCCTGAAGCAGGTCGATCTTGTCGGCGCTGACGGCAGTGGTGGTGACGGCCTGTGCCGTTGAGACGCGAAGGTTTTTGTCAGTAATCATGTGTTTGTCCTTTCTTTTTTGTCTTTATTACGTGACCTGAGACTCGGTGTTGACGATGGCATCGACGCGGCGGCACGGGACGCCGAGGAACGAAAGCCAGCTGTTGGGAGTACCAAACTGCGACAGTCCCTGCTGCACGGCCAGCGCGTATTGAGACTTGTCCAGAGCCATCACGGACAGACCGCTGTGCACGGTCCGGTTCATGTAGAACGCGGCACGGCCCATCGCCATGTTCGGGATGCGGTACAGGGCACGGGTCATCGCACGGATCAGGTTCGCGCTTGCGCTCGCAGCCTGGCCGTTGGTTTGAGCGAGGAGGTCCGTGGTGTTGATGTTGCAGATTCGCACAACGTAGCGCCAGTCCTTGACCACCAGACCGTTCTTCCACTGATAACGAGTGGCGTAAGCCTGGAGGCGAGTGTTGTCGCTGTTGTACACAGTCTGCTCGCCGAGATCCTCGTGCATCAGGCCGGCGGTGCTGCCCTTGGGGAACGGGCAGTAGACGGACTGATCGCCCCACACAACGAGATACACCGAGGTGTTCGCTGTTGCCGAGTACGAGCCAGAGGTGAGCGAGTTGATGACGTTGGTGCTGTTGTTGCTACCAGTCAGCGCCGAGTAACGCGGCGCAAGGCCGAGGAACTGCTTGGGGTCGGTGCCTGGGTTGCCGTAGAACAGCGTGGTTGCCATCGTCTGGTTCATGGACTCGAGGAACGCATTGTCCTCGGACAGGCGGAACTGCGCGGTGTTGCCGTTCAGCATGGCGAGATCCTTATCGACCTCGCTGCGGGCCTCAAGGATGCCGCACGCCTCATCGACCTGTGCGGTCGTGCTCTTGCTGTTCGGGATGCCCTGGTTCAGCGCACGCCAGTAGACGGTGGGCAGACCAGTGCGGATCACGACGCGCTCGCCGGTGGGCAGGTTGCCCTCCTTGAACACGCAATCCTCAAGAATCTCGTTGCTTTGAGACAGCAGTTCCGCGATGACCGGAACGCGGCCCTCGGGATCGGTGCGCTTCGCCCAATCGGCTAGCGTCAGGTTGGTTGAAGTAAGAGTTGCCATTGTTGGTTTCCTTGTTGGTTATGAAGTGCTTGGATACAGAGCATTCGCTGCGTCATCGAACGTCATCGGACCTTTGGGCTTGCCATTGGTCGGTGCGCCTCCAACGAACGAATCCTCACTGATTGACTTGCCTGCGCGGTACATGAACCGGATCAACTCCGGGTGATCGCCCAGGCCAGACGTGTTGAGCAGCGTGCGAAGTTCGGCGGAACCGAACGTGTCAAGAGCCTTCTTTGCAGTAGCGAGATTGGAGGCAAGCTTTTCGCCGCCAAACTCCGCATCGGCTTTCGACGATGCGACCCACTCCTGCCGAATTGCCTTGATCTGCGATTCTTGACGAGATGCCAGTGTTGGCCCCATCTTGTCGAGAATCTTCTGCGCAGCATCGGTTGTCAGGTTCAGCTCCTTGGCGACCTCGGTAAAGTTCGCAATGACTTCCGGGTCGAACTCGCGGCCTTCAGGCGCCTTGAATTCGTACTTTTCGGGAGAACTAGCGGGCTTTGCAGCCTCAGTCTCCGTCTTGTCGCCAACGGGCGCTTCCACCTTGGCCGGTTCGGCGGCTGGTGGAGCCTTCGACTCCGTTGCCTTCTGCCCATTACCGTACAGAGCCTCTGCTGTTGCAGCGGTCTTGTCGGGTGCTGAAGATGTTGGTGCGCCGTTATTGGTTGTCGCGGCTTCCATCATCGTTGTTTCGCTCATGCGAAGAATTCTCCTTTATCATGGTTGGGTACAGTTCTGAGCACTGCTCGTGGATTATGTCTATTATGCGGAGTCCGTAACTCCGATTTCCTTCAGCAAAGCTCATTGCAATTGCGTTGGTATTGAAAGACGAACGAAACACACCTGCCTGATCCAGTAGCCGCCATAACATGCGGCGGCCACGCTTGAAACCCATGAGCCATTTAATGTCCGCTTTTTCATTCTCCCTCGCTAGTCTGTCTCGCAGTTCGCGTTCTGCCTTGCTGCGATCCTGACCGCGAAGGTCAAGCGGATCATAATTGCTCACGACTGAACTCTACGAACGAATTAATTTCCTACGGGCACCACTCACAGCTCAACAGCTGATGGCGACCCGTACCCGCTAAACATGTTCATCACGTCGGTCAACCCGTTCTGCTGACCTGGCCCAGTCGGCGATGCCGCAAGGTTCTTCGCAGTCTGCGCCTGCTGCGACATAGCGGCCATCTGCTCCTTGGCAGCCAGCGCCTTGTTGCGGGAATCGCGGATCATCGCAACATTCTTGTCTGCGATAATGAGCGACGGATCGACGCCAAGCATGTCGGAATAAATGTCCGCCCATTGATCGCTGTCGAACTTGTCGAGGATTTCGGGCTTCATCTGCGCAATAGCGCCAAGGTTGCCGACGAATCGATCCACGGCATTCGTACCGATTGCACGCTGCGCCTGGGCCAACATCGACACAAACTCCACAGTCAGGTCCATGCCCTGCAATTCTGCCGGCGGCGGGGGCACCGCGCCTGACTGAAGCATTCGGGTGAACGTGATTTCAACGAGCGGGTCTAGCAGTTCGTTGTGGACGCGCTCGAGGACTGGCCCAAGCATCAGAAGTTTTTCCTCATGTCGCTCGGCCACCTCGGTTGCTGTCATGCGGGTGTAGGGTGCGCTTGCGAGCATGAGGAAAAGGTCAGCGTAGAACGAACTGCGAACACGCTCGCGCACGTCCTGAATGTCATTCAGCAGGTATTGCAGGTTCAGGTTGACCTCGAACGCGGTCTTGATGCCTATGCTGGCACCATCCACATACGAAATGCCACCTGGCAGCGTTTCCACATCCCTGTTCTTCATGCTCGTTGGAACCTGAAGCGGCGGCTTGGTTTGGTAATCGATGGCCTGCGCCTTGCGCAGCTGCTCATGCTGAAGCTGCTTGACGTCGCCGAGCGCCTCCATGCCAGGGCCGTTGCCGTAAATGTCGCCTCCCGCTGTGGCCCAGCGCGGCACAAGGGCTGGGAAGTAGGTGAACCCACTCTCGCGCAGGAACACGCCATCCTCGCCGCCGACCTCAAAGTACCACGACCCGAACGGCATATTTTTGTTGTCGCGCTTGGTTATGTCGCGGTCCATGCGCGGCTCAATTGCGTGGATCACGGGAACCCATGCGTCGAGCGTGCCTGTGTCGTACATGTTCTGCACGCTCGTCGAGCAGTTGTCGTAGCCGAACTCTTTGACCATCTGGCTCACGGTCATCTCAAACTCGCGGTAGAGCGTGCAGATGCGGCCCTGTGCGTCGGATGAAATGCAGTATTCGCCGCAGGTCAGCGGATAGTGGTGGATGATGTTGTTGAAGTCGGGCAGCACAATCGCTGCTGCCGTGCCGAACGCGCCCAATTCCTCGTACATCATGTGCAGACTTCGGTAGGTGTTCGACTTCTGAAACACCAGCTGCATGCGCTTGGCCACGTCATCTAGCCACATCTTGACGGGCTGGTACGCGCTGAGTTCGGGATCAGGCGTGGAAAGGCGGAACCACTGCCGCGCCGGCGAGGTCGCGCCCGCCATCATCCCTGCGCCGAGCGTTCGCAGCGCACGTGTCCCCGTGTTGTCGTAGATGTTGTTGTGGCGGCGGTAGCCACGGTCACGATCCTGGCGGAAGTAGCGACCGTTGCGAGGCAGTAGGTAGGACGTGATCTCCTGCCAATGCGCGTACCACGACGCACGCTCGCTCTTGAGCTGGCCCCAACGGGTGAACAGCCTGTCGCGCTCGGGCGCGTTCTTGTACGACCTGTTGTCGCCTGTGTATTGGCTCACGGTCAGCCCCCGAGGAGCGTGTTGCGTCCAAGGGTCAATTGCGACGGGTCAATGCCAGCGGGCCCAGTAAGCATGGTGCTGGCTGGCCCACCCATTCCACTCTCTTGGGCCGCCGCCATGATGCTCGCCACGTCGGGCGCCTGCTGCTCGCTGCGACGAATCGCGGCTTTCGACGCGGTGGCCTGCTCCTCTGCTTGCCGGCTTGCACGCGCCTGGGCAGCCTGCTGCTGTTCCATTGCCTTCTTCTGCGCAGCCTTGCCCTGCTCGCCAGAGTAAATTCCATATCCGAGACCAGCTGCGCCGACCGCGACTCCAACGGCAGCAACGGTGGCAGCAAGAAACGTCGAACTTGCGACTGCACTAATAACTGCGCTCATTTTTTATCCTCCAATAATGCGGATAGTTTTCGAGCCGTTGCGTAATCGACTGTGATTTCGCAATCCTGCCCGATTGGTTCCATTGCGACCAATACGATTTCGGCATCGTCATTGCCAGACGCAAACTGGGCATTCGGGACGTGCGAATGGTTCGTCCATCGCCCCGCTACGCATCGCTTACCGCGTATGCGGCCAGGCGCAATGACCTCGCCTGCGGCAATGTCTCGGTTGGCAAACAGTCCGATCCCGTGGATTTTTGATGCAGCGCGGTAACAATTCATCTCGCAGCTTGGCGTTTCGATGCAGTCGCCGGTGTACTGCACCATCGCGTTAATTTGATCCTGCGTTAATCCCGAACGTGCCACGAATGCGTCATACGACAGCCTGGCGGCGCTTGATTCTTCGTATGCAATCTCTGGCCTGCGGGTTTGCAGCATGTCCGACTCACCAGTCAGCTGGTCCTCGGCTTCCGTAACCGTGGCCACGTTGGTCGGAATCAAGGTTGTCCAGCATGTATCGGCATGGGTGATCCCTGCCCGCTTTGCGCCAGCCTTGGCCGGAAGCACATGGAACCCAGTCAACCTACGCGCACCATCGTCGGTCGTGACGGTGATATCGCCGCTCACGATGCAAAGGTTGTCGCAGGATGTCATGGCACCAGTCAGCATTGTGTTTGCGGGTATCCGAATCGTTCTTGCGTACATGCCACCGTGCAACACGTGTTCAGTCGTTATGTGAACTTGCGGCAGCGTTAAAGCGGCAGCCTCAAATTGCCGCACAAGTTCGTTCTGACTCGGCAAGACGGTATTGATTTCTTCGCTCATTACGGGCACCTACATTAACTTGTACGGGTCGTAGTCCTTCGGGGTTGTGTCGATCTTTTCGCGCACCTCGCGTGGCAGTTGCTTCGACACCGGGTACGCGAACGTCAGAGCCAGCGCGTCGGCGATGTCAGGGCTGCCG